CAGTACGATGGGGATGTGATTTTGCTGCGCACTGAGCGCCCTACGTTCGCAGTCGTATGGCAAACCGGGATGCTCTACGTCAACCAGGCCAGCGAGGTGGTCAGTTGGTGCCGTATGCAGCACCTGCCGAGTTACCACAGCTTCCGCTGCTGCCATACGAGCAAGACCTGATCGCCATTCTTGGTATCACAGAGGCGGAATACCGAGAGCACACAGAGCGCGTTCGCTGGAAAGGTCTGACCCGTCCAGCGGAGTATGCGCATATACCTGACATCCGGTGTGATCCGGTGTCAATCATTGTCAGCCTTGTTATTGGCATTGCGCTGACTGCCGTCGGGCAGCTACTGGCACCAAAGCCGACTGCACCAGCAGATAACAGGGTTAAGCAGCGGCAACTAAGGAACGTTCAAGGCTCTGACCGCTTTGGTACAACCAGCGGGTTTGACACGCTGAACACGCTGGCGGATTACGCAACGCCGATTGCGATTGTCTTTGCCAGGCGTGAGGAGGGTGTTGGCGGCGTACTGGTGACGCCTCAGATGGTGTGGTCACGTGCGTTTAGCTATGGCACCGAACAAGGCGTCAAGATGATGTTTGTGGTCGGTGAAGGCGGTAAAGAAAGCGGTATTGCTCGCCCTGATGAAGGCGGCATCTTCATTGGGACAATGGCGCTAGATGCAGTTTCCTATACGCAGTATGCGTTTTATTGGAACCGCAACACGCGCATCAATGGGCGCATCTTGGCCAAGAACTTTGCCTATGGCAGTCGCGGAGCAGCGTGGACTGGTGACCTGCAAGGCAACGATGACATCTTTCTATGCCCTACACGTCACACGCAGCTAGACACGGCATTCAGCGGGGCATTTTCACCCACCAACAACTTGCAGTTTGGGTGTTATGCGCCTATGGCAAACGGCACAGGGTATCGCGTGAATTTCACGCTGGTGTCAATTCCTGAGCTTGACAGCCAACCAGACGATGAAGACAACATTCTTCGGACAGAGCGCAAAAAGGTCAGCGGCGACTGGGGCACCAGCAGCCTGAGCAAGCTTCGCGCATTAGGGCAGAAAGGCGTTGGGCGAGAATATAGCCGCTTCATGGGTATCACGCACTTAAATGGTGAATCGTTCCCTGGTGGGCCAAACGATCATAAGCGGCGTGTTGTTGTCAAGGTTGAGGATACCTGCCAATTCACGATAGAAGGCGGCGTGCTTGAAGAAGATCACTACTGGACGAACGACGGCAAAACACAAGGCGTTCATGTAGACGATATCAACAACGCAACCATTCAGTTCCGTGAAGAGGCAGATGATGCGTTGCAGATCGGAACGCAAGTAATGATCGGGCGCACGTTATGGGTTGTGGAATCCCGTGCTCTACCGATTTGGGGGGCAAAGAAGGTTGGGCCATTCAAGGAACGCGACACGCAGAAAATCAGAATGCGTTGCATTGAAGTGTTTGCGCGAGGTGGTGTCGGGCAACAGATCGGCTTGATCAGCAAGAGCTGCCTAGACCGTCGTATTCGCACTGATGATCAAGGGGCTGGAGAGTACAAGTACAGCTCAGATAATCTGCCTGGCATGACGGTCGGACCTGGGTACTACCCGCTGATGAAGGTTCAGTTTGGCCTTGTACGCAACACTCGCCCTTGTGATACGACTGAAATCGGCCTTAAATCGCAAGTATGGAATCGCGCAAACGGGCTGTGTAACTTTGCGTCGCTGTTAACACCGGCCGAACTGGTGAAAGCAGATAAGCGTAAGGAGAACGTGCGGTCTGGAACGATGAACCGCTATTTCCCGCGCACGTCAGTGTTCACCGTGTTTTTGCGTCCTGCAGGTGCGACACCATCTGGGGAGGAATATCCCTGGGCACCACTCGGTGAGCAGTTTGCCATCCGCGGTAAGGCACCTGTTGATCAGTACAACTTCTTACGGTTTACGCACCCAGAAGTTCGACAGTATGAGTTCAGGTTTGTACCAAAGAACGGCGGTGACCTGACGCAGCACAGCCCAGATGAAGAGCAGTTCTGGCTGCTTGATGCGCGGATCAATAGCGTGTCGATGGCGGATGCGCGTCTTAGCGGTTCATACAACACGGACTACGGGACATTCATCGTTCATGCTGTTGGGCGGACCGTTACCAAAGGCGAGATTGAATTTGCACCGGAGCTATCTACCGGCACAAAAACAAACGACTACAGAGAAGTCGTATCAGTCCCCGACAGGGTTGAGGACTACCAGCGCTTTCCTGATATCGAGGAATCAACAGCGAAGGCAACAGCAGTTGTGTTTGCTGGGATGCTGCCTGATGGATATTCCAAAGGACGTGAAGCCGCTTGCTGGTATGAGTTCTGGGGGCAGGCCAGCTACTCCGGTAAGACCAGCACTGAAACGCGGCGCTTCGATTTTGGTGGCGGGCGTTTTATCAAGCTTGAACTGAAGGGTGTTGTCGATAACTACTTCCCTGATAACCATCCTTATTATCCGGGCTATAGGGCTTGGAGCCTGCGCTCTGTCAAGGTAGTGGACAGCAGCGGGGAGATGAATAACAACGACCGCCTGGACTGTCGCGTCAATATTTCAGGCAGTAACCCGCGCAACCGTGATGGCCTGCCATATACAGGCATCAAGGTTGTCGTCACTGACACCACTGCCTTATCAGCACCAGGTGGTCGGGAATCAGCTTGGGAATATGAAGTTCTAGGTGATCCAGAAACAAGAAACATCGGTGATACACGGACCAAGACCATCACGCTGAAAGACGGGGGCCGCAGTGTTGATGTTGAGGTGAAGGGAACCATTGTGCGTGGACCTGATGCGTGGCAGAGCTACTGGGGGCGCAAGAAAGCCTGGGAGGCTGAGACCTACACCGCTATCTCAGGCAGCGCTAGTGGGAACTGGAAGGTTGGCGCCACTGCTCTGCATACGGTCACGGTGTCAGCAGGTAATCCATTCTTTAAGGCGGGTGAGCAAGTTGGTGTGTATTTTCGCGTCACTTCGCACCGTGAAGAGATCGAAGCAGTTGGGATGCGCAGTGATCGAGTGTTTGAAGAGAACGGGCAGATCACAGACCTGAGCAATTACTCAGAGCGCACCACGTCTTGCGAAAGCGGACCGGAGCACAGCATCACCTATGTGAACGAGACGATCGCCAATGACGCTGGTGCGCCCCAATACGGTCAGCTGACGACCTGTGGGCTGTCACTGCGTGCTAGTCGCAATTTCCAATCATTGGATCAGGTGCGTGTATGGCTGGCAACCGGGCTAGAGGTTGAACGCTTCCACCCAGCAGAGCGCGGAACGATTGGTCCAAGCAACCTGTTCCCTGATCTTGTCCATTACCTGCTGACCGATGCAACAGCAGGCTTGGGCAAGGTGTTCCGTGCTGAACTGCTTGATCTGGACTCCTTCAGTGGTGCGTGCCAGTTCCTGCGCACCAACAAGCTGTTCTTTAACGGTGCCATAGCAGAACCGCAAAACCTGCGCAGCTACATCAGCGAGCAGGCGCCGTATTTCATGTTGAACTTCGTGATCGCTAACGGCAGGTTCGCGTTGCAGCCTGCGTTCCCTGTGGATGCAAGCGGAAATATCAGCACTGGACCAGTGCCGATCTCAGCGCTGTTCACCGCTGGCAACATCGTGGAAGACACCTTCAAGGTGGAATATCTAGAGGCTGACCAGCGGCGGAATTTTATTGCTGCAATGCGCTGGCGTGATGAACGCACCAACCAGCTGCCAGAGGAGCGGACAGTGACGGTGCGCTGGGCAGAAGCTGAGAGCGAGACCTACCCGATGGAGAGCTTCGACATGACGGGGTTCTGCTGCAGCGAAGAGCACGCGGTCAAGGTGGCCAAGTTCTTCCTGTCGCTGCGGCGTAGGGTCACACATACGGTGAGCTTCAAGACCAGCCCGCATGGTTTGAGCTTGGCCCCTGGTGACTACATCAAGGTGTTGACGCAGGCCAGCCCGTATCAAGCGGCAAACAACGGTGTGATCGAAGCCGATGGTTCAGTGATTGCCGCTCAGCCGTTAGCTGATGGCGCTTATCCGATCTACTGGTACGACCGCAGCACGGACAGCACACCAGAGGGGTTGATGACGGTGGCAGACGGGAAGGTTGCTGAAGCCCACCTGCTCGACACGCTGTTCACGTTGAAGTACGCAGGCGAAAGCGCCACGGTTTATCAGGTAGAGCAGTTGTCGATTGAAGAGGACGGACTGGTTGAGGTGGTCGCTGCTGAGTTCCCGGTCACATCAGACTTAGTAAGCCAGGTGGCCCTCGACGTTCAGAGCGACGCCTTCATTAAGGACTACTGATGAGCTACCCCCGCATTGCACCAACTGGCCGGACCTATGACCCAGGTGACTGGCCGGTCAAGACCTATCGAGCACAGAACGGTGCGGAGGTACGACTGCTATACGGCAGCGTGCGCACAGGCATGGCCTTGCGTTTGGATTATGCGAACGTGCCAGACGCCACGGCGCAAGAGTTCTTGGAGCACTACAACGAGATGAACGGAACGTTCCGTGCGTTCTCGTTTGATCTCACGACATGGAATCGCATCACAGCGGGATGGAGTGGTAGCAGCAGTCCGCTCAAGCCACCGGCAGGAGTCGATTGGCGGTATGACGGGCCGCCTAGCCTGAACGCAGTGCGGCCAGGTGTTTCCACCGTTTCCGTGACTCTGCGAGGTGTGATCTGATGTTTTACAGCGGCAGCAACGGTGAGCTGTGGATTGACGGGGTGAAGGCTGCGAAGGTGCGCAGCTGGTCGCTTACCTCGTCACTGGGTCTACTTGATACGACATCACTAGAAGACACGGACACCACGTCGGTGGCAGGACTTCGTACAACGACTGGTGCGTGTCAGTTGTTCTATTACGCGGAGGATCCAGCTGACAGCAGCAAGAACAGCTGCAGCGTGCTGATCCGCAAGCTGATCAAGGCTGGTTCTGGTGGTGTTGCACCGGAAGCTCAATCAACGGTGCTACGGCTTCGCGTGGATGACGGGACCACGGGTGGCAAATTTATTGAGGGGCCTGCGCATCTCACCAGCGTTGCGATGAGCTGTGCAGTGGGTGAGGTGCTGTCAGCTGATGTGGCGTTCCAGTTCAACGGTGCGCCAACGGGGGTTGCGTTGTGAGCATCTTCCTCGGTGACGCTGGTCGGATCATGCTGCAGCGTTCTGGGATTGCTGGCGATTGGCTGGCCAGTGCCTTGGATCCTGATGATGTGAACCCGTCACGGCGGCGGTTCAGCTTTGACTTTGAAGCTGGTGCGTTGATCACTGGCGACGAAATCGAGATCAGAACAGAAGACGGCTCAGACCTTGAGCTGGTTGCTGGGCATAACTACCCGGATGGCCGCTGGTACGCGCATCTGGATGACGCGGGTGGTGTCCGTCTTTATGAGACGTTCGGCGAGGCCATTAACGGTGAGTATGAACCCGCTTTGGACTTGGTGGTGCCGAGTCGTTCCACTCATATTGCGGTGCGAACACGCAATAGCCGCTGGCGTTGCATGGGGCAGCTTCGCGGATGGGAGCTGACTACCAATCGCGCAACGGTGGATACCACCAGCTTGGGTGAGGAGTTTGTGCGGCTCTACACGCGCGGCCTGGTGTCAGGGCAGGGGTCGTTGACCTGCTTGTGGGATTACCAGCAGAGGCTGTGTGACCCGATGCAACCCGAGGAGCACATTGAGGAGCCGAACTACCTGTGTCAACTGCTGTTACGGCTGAAGCAGGGGGCTGGGTTTGCTGGGCAGTTTTATGTGCATTACGGGTCGCCTGCGATTTGGTATGAAGCCACTTGTACGGTCACCAATGTCGGGCTGTCATTTGAGCCTGGTGCGCCCATCCAAAGCCGCGTGGAGTTTGTGACGACCGGTCCTGTCTCGTTGCATACAGGTCAGCTCGATTCGTTCATCCTGCAGGAGAGCACGGATCGACTGCTGCTGGAGCGCGATCAGGACGGCGCGATTCTCCAGGAAGAGCCTCTTTAGACTCGATTTACGGGCGCTTTATTGCCGTGGATCTTCGTATCAGTCAGCTGCCCCCGTTAACGGGGGCGTTGTTGCAAGGCACGGATGTGCTTGCTTTGGCCGATTTAAGCG